TTGTATCTCTTGTACCTGATCTAAAAAAGTTTAGTCCACCTGGTTGTGTTCTAACTGGCAAAATGAAGCCATCATCAGGAACTAATAGTGGAGGATCTATTTGCTTTTGTGCTGCCTGAATGATGGTCTTACTCATTAGGTTCAACATTTTCACATCAGCGAGAGCCGTCATGGCAGGGGAGCGACCCATGATCTCTCCTGTGCTTTTTAGAAAACGAGGAACAACGTAAGGAAACTCCTCGAAACCACCAATAGACAAGAACTTTTTTGTCTCCATATCAATATAAAAAGATGCGAAAGGCATGTTCTGATTATCAGGTTTATCAGGATTCCTGTTCATTCTTGGCAACACCACATGAAGCAACTCAACTTCTTCATCAGGCTTTTGCTCAAATTTCTTCTTAATATATTCTGTTACATTGTCCAAACCAAATCTTTGAATGACCTGTCTTACTGGACTCTTGTACTTTCTAAATACAGTATCGACTAAACCAAACTGATTTTCCTGTATAAAAAACTCTGATATGTGTCTTGTAGAAAACCTAAGTGTTTTATCTTCCATCTCGATAAACATACAGCCAGTGCCAAACACAACAAGGTCTACATACATACCATGCACTTCTGTTTCAAAGTTTGATCTGTTGAAGGCTCTCATCATACTCATAGATGAACTTTCAAGCCATTCACGCACATCATCATCTCTACCTATGTTTTCATCTTTCATGTCCAAATGAAACCAAGGTGTAGCACCTGATGTAAGCATACCATGCAAAGCTGACGATAATAGATCAACAGCTAACTGTGATGTACTATCGAATATATTTTCTGATCTTTTTTCACCACGACTTCTTTTTCTTACAATATCAGACTTCTCAGGTAGCATGTAATCAGCCAACTCCTGATAGTGTGTGTTCCAATATTTTCTGTAAGTCTCAAGATAATTAAGTCTGTTTACTAATTCTTTTGCAAAGTCTGCCATATCTAACCTGTTAATCCTGGTCTACCTACTGTTGGTGATTTGTTTTCTGCTGTCAATCCAGTAACAATAGTTGATCCACGACCCCTTCTTCTACGTCTTTCATCTGCAACATTCTCTTCAGCCATAGCTGCTGCTCTTTGTGTATCTTCATCACTTACTTCCATAGGTGGAGGAGGTGGAGGTGGAGGAGGTGGTATATTTACTTTCGGTCTTAAAAATGACATTTGCTTCTCCTAAACTACTGACCTAGGTCCTTTACCTCTTTGTAAAGCACCATATCCTTCAATAAATGTTCCAGCTTGTCCTGCTCGTTTTGTTCTTCTTGTTCCTCTTGTTCTTGTAAGGATTGTTTCTTGTTCATCAGGAACTATCTCAGGTGTAACCTCAGGTGTGACTTCAGGAGTTACATCAACTCTTTGTACTTGTGGTGGATTATCATCTCCACCTGAAGTGCCACCACCGATAGGATCAAAGTCAGGATTACCACTAAAAACTCTGCCACCAAGAAAGTTTTTACTAATAACACCTTGATAGTTACCTTGATCGTCTGTAACCATCTCGCCACCTCTTCTTAGTTCTCGAGCTTGTTGTTCTTTGGAAAACTGCGTTACAAGAGACAATGCTCCTGCACCTGGAACAGCAGCATCTAACAATTTGTTACCTGTTATTGATGCAGCCTGTGCTTCTCTTTCTAATTTTTGTGCCTGTAAATTTTCTGCAAGTCTTGTAAATTCGTATGGATCTTGGACACCTGATTGTGCCATCTCTCTTCTATCTCTGTCGGATTTTGCTTTCTGAATATCCCTATTTGTCATCATGTTGCCAGTAGGATCGCCACCACCACCATTACTACCACCCATGTCTACCTCCTTGCAGACTTGACAAAGCCAAGTTTTTTATTTCTCTGTCTGAGCCAAAACGCAACCTGATACCCTTTTTTCTTAAAAAAATATCTAAAATGTTTCACTCCTTTTAAGGTATAATCTTTTTTTGAAATAAAATCAATCATCCAAACATCTTTTCCACCACCTTGATAACCACCATGAGGAAACTCTCCTGTTTCCATATATTCATCCAACTGCTTTTTATTTGGAAAACCCCAAGTGCCAAACATAACAAGTTCATGTTCTAAACGTATTACCTGATACTGATTTAACATCACTGGCACAACAATACATCTGCATATCTGTTCTAAGTTATACGTCTTATGCAAATCACTATTCTGCATTAAGATCAGTATATCTCGCAAATCTTGATACTTACTCATGCAAAAATATTATAACTGTTATCAGCAACATCTTGTGGTGGTCTTGTGTAACTCTTTCTATTCTCAATACCTATAGCCAAATATCTAAACGCATCTGCTGCATGTGATGTATAATCATGCCTTGGCTGATCTCTAAACCTCTTTTTCTTCTCATCCCACTCTTGCCTGTATTGTTTCATCATCTCAAGACCTAGATGACACTTATCTCTATCGAAGTAACACTTTGGCATCAACAATCTAGCAGCATTGATACCATCAGCTACTTTCATCTTCGAAACCACCTTGAAACGTATGCCAAGACTAAACGCTGTCTCCATCCGTGATTTGCCAGACCCCAACTCTCTAATTTCAATATCATGTGGAGCAAGGTGGTCTCCATAATGATAATCCTTCTTTCTAAGGACTTCTGCATAATGGTCCAATCCAAAACCAGTATTCTCATAATAGTCGATAACATTCACTGCTCCTCCTCTATAAACCTGTGCAAACCAAATAGCTGTTGAATCATTGATACCTAAATCCCAAGCTGTATGTACTGGCAACGCAGGATCATACGGCACTCTCGTAATCCTGCCTGCATCTTCAGCTTCTACAAGTAATCTTCCATAGTACGCACCAATAATCGCAGCCGTAAACGAACACTCATACTCCTGTTCATACTGCTCCAACGTCATCTGTGACTTGGCAGCATCTAACTCCGTATCTTTTACTAACTGCGTTTCACTAGCCTTCGCAATCTTCCAATACCAATAATCACTTCCCTCTTCAGTCTCATGCTTGGCTTGTGTCAGTATCTCATAAAAATGGTTATGACCATTTGGTGTACCTAGAAATATAGCTGCACCCTCTCTATCCGATAGTGCTGGTCTTACAACCTCCCCCCATACCCTAGGATTCTGCATCCCATACTCATCAAACACACACAAATCCAAGTAAATACCTCTCAAAGCATCAGGATTCTCACCTGACAACAACATAATCCTACCACCATTAGGAAAGTCTGCCCTTAGTTCAGTCTCATTAAAGGTAACTCCTGGTATCACACCAGCATAATACTTCACATAATCCCAACTAATCCTCTTAGCCTGACTAAATGTAGGTGCAACCAAAGCAACCCTCGGTCTTGGCAACGGACAAGTCAAAGCATGTTTTATCATATGATTGACAGCAAATACAGTTTTACCAAATCTCCTGTGCATAACTAGCACATTCCATCTCTTCAAGTCTCTGTGCATCTCTGCCTGTAAGTCTCTAGGCTTATATGGTATCTTTACTTGCATCTGTTTCCCACACTATCCTTATCGCACCATCAGTTAACTCAACACCTGTCCTCTGCTTTATCTCACCAAACTTCTCTGGTAACACCTTCTGCACCTTCCAGCGAACATGTGTAGCATAATCCCTAAGCAAGTTTGGATCGTACATCTTACGCTTATGCAACGTATCTAAGAACATAGTTTCCAACTCTTCCAAGGTTTTCTCAGCAGATTGCTTCTGTGCAGTACGAACTACATCATTTAACTGCTCATCCTTTGCCATGTGTCTGTAAAAGGTAGCCCTGCTAACCTTTTCGTCTTTGCAAGCCTGATACAGACTATATCCGTCTGTAATCTTGCTTATGATCTTGTTTTTCTTGTATTTGCTAATCGTCATTGTGTGTCTTTATAGAGTAATTAATATACATATATGTGTGCGTGTGGCTGCTGGGTGTGTATGCCTTTGTAAATACTCCCCCCTGGCAGCAGCATTGCAATGCAATTTTGTATTTTGTTTTTACTATGCTGTGTAACACTGTCTCACTATGTAGTTATAAAAATATC